AGCGGAGAACTGGGCATGAGTATTTTCAATACGATGGGAGCTTGCGACCAATGAGTAATACTAAAACAGTAATGGGCCAAGCGTCTAACCAGTATGTTGTACCTACTGATATTACAGATGTGTTCAGCACTTATTTGTATGAGGGCAATGGCTCTACACAAACGATCACCAACGGTATTGACCTTGATGGCGAAGGTGGTTTGGTTTGGAGTAAGTCACGGTCTGGAGCTTACAGCCACGGTCTTTATGATACAGAGCGAGGCGTAACAAAAGAAATAAAGACCGATGCTACCACAGCCGAAAGCACTGACAACGGTGTGACTGCTTTTAACTCTGATGGGTACGACGTTGGGGCAAGATTTACCACAAACAACAATGGCGATACCTACGCCTCTTGGACATTCCGCAAAGCCCCTAAGTTCTTCGATGTGGTGACTTACACTGGGGATGGTGTTGCTGGTCGTGAGATTGCTCATAACCTTGGGACAACTGTTGGGACAATTATTGTCAAAAGAGTATCAAACACTTCAGATTGGACAACTTGGCACAGAAGTCTTGCCAACAATGAAATCATCGCACTTAACTTAGCTTCTGAAGCCTACATCGACAGTGCCTTTTTTGCCACTCCTCCCAGCACTACAGTGTTTACTGTTGGCAATACACCTTCAGCCAACGCCTCAGGCGAAACCTATGTCGCCTACCTATTCGCCCACAACGATGGTGACGGTGAGTTCGGCCCTGATGGTGACCAAGACATTATCAAGTGTGGTAGTTATACTGGTAATGGTTCTAGTGATGGCCCTGAGATTGACTTGGGGTTTGAACCTCAGTGGTTGCTGATTAAGAACGCCAGCACTTCTGTAGGAAACTGGAATATTGCAGACGTTATGCGTGGGATGCCTGTGGGTTCAAATACGCAACTTTTGGCAGCAAACACCTCAGGTGCTGAAGGCGGTATCCCAGCCTTTGTGCCGCAACCCACGGGCTTTAAGGTTGTTGATAGTAATGAATTTTCAAACGGCTCTGGCAACACCTACATCTACATCGCCATCCGCCGTGGCCCTCTTGCTCCACCTGAGAGTGCGACTGAGGTGTTTGATATAACAACCCACAATGCTACGGTAGCACCTGCATTTAAGTCAGACTTCCCAGTAGACTTTGCTTTGATAAACAATGTAACAGCAGCTACTGCATTTGCAGCTGCAAGTAGGCTGACCCAAGGTAAATCTTTAACTACAGCATCTACGGCTTCCGAAACAAGTGATGCTAGTTATTTGTTTGACTATCAAGATGGGTGGAGAAATACAACTGGTACATTTTCAAATCTTTACTCTTGGATGTGGAAACGTGCGCCTAACTTCTTCGACGTTGTGGCCTACACGGGTAACAATAGCACAAGTCGATCTATAAGCCATAACCTTGGTGTTGCACCTGAGATGATATGGGTGAAGCGTAGAGACGGGACGTACAACTGGCTTGCTTGGCACAGTGTGTTCCTTGGTACAGGGTTAAACTTGTATTTAGATACAAATAACTCCCAAGATAATGGCGGCAGGTTTAGTGCCTCAGGACATACTAGTGAGGTGTTTAATCTTGGTGCAACTATTGGCGGGGTTAATACTTCTGGCGAAGACTACATAGCCTACCTCTTCGCAAGCTTAGATGGTGTGTCGAAGGTGTTCTCAGTAACAAAGAGTTCTGGTAGCGATGCTTCTGTGAACTGCGGTTTCTCAAGTGGTCCACGTTTCGTTATGCTCAAGCGTACTGACAGCACAGGTGATTGGTATGTGTGGGATACTGAACGTGGTATCGTTGCAGGTAATGATCCTTACTTGCTCCTGAACAGCACAGCCGCAGAAGTCACCTCTACTGACTACATTGATCCAACATCAAACGGCTTCACTATTGTGAACGGTGGTCTAGCTGATGGTGATTATATTGGATATGCTGTGGCATGATTGAGTACATCTACACAATAGAGAACACCGAAAACGGTAGACTTTATGTGGGACGTACAAACAACCCTGCCTCAAGAAAACGTGGACACTTCTCTGAATTACGGAGGGGTGTTCACAGCAACCCTAAACTACAGAATGCCTTCAATAAGTACGGTGAAGATGCGTTTGTATTTAGTGTAGTTGAGTCTTGTTCTGGTGAGGACGTAAGGGACAAAGAGCAGGAGTGGTTCGATAAGTTCCACAGAGATACTTCGTTCTTATACAACTGTCACTTCGAGACACACGGTGGGCCTATATGCACTGGTCCCCTACCAGAAGGAGTGAAGGTTAAAATATCAGAGGCTATCAAGGACAACACTAGAAAGTACATCTTTGATATTCTTGATGAACGATACGAAACTAAAGTGTCTTTAAAGTTTCTATCTGAAAAGTACTGCGTAGGCATTAACACTATCTGCGACTACATACCTGAATGGGAAGACAGAACAGGTCTAACTATGTTTGTTAGTAGTCAGATAGAAGACACATTAAAGCGTGTTGAAGTGTTTATTGAGGATTACGAAAAAGGTGTTTGCACACTCTCAGACTTTTATAAGTACGGGACAACGGTTCAGTCTATCAATAAGTATTGTGTCTTATTCAACAAAGAGCCTGAAGACTTTAAAACAACAAAGCAAGATGCTAAACAAAGAGCATTAATTGCTATACAATACATGAAAGATACGGGGTGTAGTGCTGCGAAAGCAATTAGAGAATGCAAGTCAAGCACCACAACATTCTATAAATATCTCAATCAAGCCTAAAGGAGAATACTATGGGCGAATATCGTGATAGAACTACTGGAGTTGTCAAAACCCAAGGGCAATGGCGCAGCCACTACAAGAACGTCTCACTGCCTCGTGCATGGAAGCAAGCAACACTGGATGGCCTCAACCTAGAGGCTGTCCTAGAGGCTCCCAAGCCTACTGTTGGCCAGTATGAGGTAGCAGCACGCAACGGAGTAACTCAGGATGCTAAAGGCAACTGGGTCACTGCATGGGAAGTGCGTGATATGTTCACTAGCTACACTGACGAGGAAGGTGTCTTCCACAGTAAGCTAGACCAAGAGCAGGCCTACCAAGCAGGTCTTGATGCTAAGGTGGCTGAGTCTAATCGTGCTAAACGAGATGGTCTCCTAGTTGATACAGACTGGACTCAGATGAATGACAGTCCTCTCACTAACGAAGCTAAGACTGCCTGGGCTACCTACCGTCAAGAGCTACGTCAGATCACAGACCTAGACGCATGGCCTAACCTAGCAGATGATGACTGGCCCGTAGAACCCTAACTTGCTAAGGAACCAACATGGCAACCAAAGATGCATTAGACCAGATACGACAAGCAGCTGAGAATGACTTAGAGTTCTTCATTCAGTTGGTTGCTCCACAACAGGTCTTAGGGGATTGCCATAAGGAAGTAATCGAATGGTGGACAAGGGAAGATGCTAAAGACTTTCAGCTTCTCTTGTTCCCACGAGATCACGGTAAGTCACGGCTTGTAGCATATCGTGTTGCATGGGAACTAACTAAGAACCCTACACTACGTATCCTCTATATCTCTGCTACTGCTAACCTTGCTGAGAAGCAACTTAGTTTCATTAAAGGTATCTTTACCTCAGAGATCTTTAGACGTTACTGGCCTCATCACATACACCCTGAAGAGGGTAAGCGTACACGGTGGACTAACTCAGAGATTAGCTTAGACCACCCTCTCCGTAAGAAAGAGAATGTACGTGACCCTAGCGTATTCACTGGTGGCTTGACTACCTCGCTTACTGGTCTGCACTGTGACATTGCTGTACTTGATGACGTTGTTGTAGCTGAGAATGCTTTGACATCTGAGGGTAGAAGCAAGGTTGCTAGTCAGTACTCACTGCTCTCATCCATCGAAGGTGCTGATGCACAGGAGTGGGTAGTAGGTACTAGATACCACAGCAAGGACTTGTACAACGATCTGATGGAGATGAAAGAAGTTCTCTACGATAGCAAGGGTGAGCAGGTCGGTGAAGACAACATCTACGAGATCATGGAGAAGCCAGTTGAGAACCTAGGTGATGGTACTGGTGAGTTCCTCTGGCCTCGACAGCAACGTAAAGATGGTAAGTGGTTCGGGTTCGACATCCAGACCTTAGCTAAGAAACGTGGTAAGTACCTAGACAAGGGGCAGTTCAAGGCTCAGTACTACAACGACCCTAGTGACCCAGACAACGTACCTGTAGGTAGAGATAAGATCCAGTACTTCGACAGGAAGCACCTTAAGCTAGACAACGGGTTCTGGTTCTACAAGGATAAGAAGCTAAACCTCTTCTCTGCTATCGACTTCGCTTTCAGTCTTAGATCTAAAGCTGACTATACAGCACTGGTCCTTGTAGGAGTAGACGCTGACAACAACGTGTACGTCCTAGACATCGACAGGTTCAAGACTGACCGTATCTCTGAGTACTTCGATCACATCTTCGACATGCACACTAAGTGGTCCTTCAGGAAGCTACGTGCAGAGGTTACTGTAGCTCAGATGGCTATCGTTAAGCAGCTAAAAGACTTAATCAAAGAACATGGCCTAGCCCTCAGCATCGAGGAGTTCAGACCTAACAAGAACCAAGGTAACAAGCAGGAGCGTATCGCCTCTGTCCTAGAGCCTAGGTACGACAACTTACAGATGTGGCACTACAGGGGTGGTAACACTCAGTACCTAGAGGACGAACTCTCTAGTCGTAACCCGCCACACGATGACGTAATTGACGCTTTAGCATCTGCCGTAGATATGGCTGTGCGTCCAACACGTAGCCTTAACAGGAAACGGGAAAGCAATATTGTCTGGGCGAATAGTCGTTTCAGAGCAGGGAGTAGATAATGGACACCATTGATATTGAACACTTGATCAATCCAGATCAGCTTGCTGTAGAGATTGCAGATAAGTGGCGTCTGTGGCATTCGCTACGTAGCACATGGACTGAACAGACTAAAGAGCTACGAAACTATGTCTACGCTACAGACACAACAACGACAGCTAATGCAATCCTGCCTTGGTCTAACACTACGACTACTCCTAAGATCACACAGATTGCTGACAACCTCCATGCTAACTACTTCGCTACGTTGTTCCCTCAACAGAAGTGGATGCGTTGGGAAGCTGATACACGAGACGCTGCAGTAAAAGCTAAACGTGACATCATTCAGTCTTACATGGAAAACAAGGTAAGACAGTCTGAACTATTAAACACAGTATCTGATCTTATTCAAGACTGGATTCTTTACGGCAACTGTTTCGCAATGGTAGAATGGGAAGATGGCTACACCACTAAAGAAGACGGTGAGTACATTCCTAAGTACGTTGGGCCTAAGATGGTCCGTGTTTCTCCATACGATATTTGTTTTAATCCTACTGCAGCTTCTTTTGAAAGCTCACCTAAAGTTATCCGTAGTATTAAGTCTCTTGGTGAGATCAAACGAATGGTTGATGCTGATCCTTCTAACGGTTACATGAAGGATGTCCTAGATAAGATGATGGGTGCTCGTCGTGCAGTACGTACTTCTGAGGGACACATCGACAAGGGTGAAGGTTTTACAGCTGATGGGTTCTCTAACATCCAACAGTACTACGAGTCAGACTACGTAGAAATCCTTACCTTCTACGGTGACATCTACGACCAAGACTCTGATGAGTTTATGTCGGACCGTATCATCACTATTGTTGACCGTGCTTACGTAATAAACAACGAAGAGAACCCCTCGTGGTTAGGTAAGGCTCCTATCTTCCACAGTGGCTGGCGTAACCGTCCTGACAACCTCTACGCAATGGGTCCACTAGACAATCTTGTAGGTATGCAGTACCGCATTGATCACCTAGAGAACCTCAAGGCTGATGTGTTTGATCAGATCGCCTACCCAATCCTTAAGGTTAAGGGTGACGTAGAGGACTTCGACTTCGAGCCTGGTGCACGTATCTACCTTGGTGAAGAAGGTGATGTAGGTTACATGGCCCCTGATGCTACAGCACTTAATGCTGATATGCAGATCCAGATCTTAGAGAATAAGATGGAAGAGATGGCAGGTGCTCCTAAGCAAGCTATGGGTATCCGTACCCCTGGTGAGAAGACTGCCTTCGAGGTTCAGACACTACAGAACTCAGCTTCTCGTATCTTCGAACACAAGGCTGCACACTTCGAGCGTACCTTCCTAGAGCCTATCTTGAATGCAATGCTAGAGACTTCTCGTCGTTACATGAACCGTGCGGACATTGTACGGGTATCAGACGAAGATACAGGTGTGTTGCAGTTCCTTGAGATCACACGGGAAGACATTACAGCAACAGGTAAGATCGTACCAGTAGGTGCTAGACACTTTGCTGAACGTGCTCGTAGGGTACAGAACCTAATTCAGATGTCTGCAGTTAAGGCCCAAGACCCTACTGTAGCACCTCACCTCTCAGGTAAGGAACTAGCTCGTATTATTGCATACGAACTTGGTGAGCCTACACTGTACGGTGAGAACATCACAGTTAGTGAACAACTAGAAACACAGAGAATGGCTCAGGAAGCAGAGATGCTAAACCAAGAAGAGCTAATGTCTGCACAGGATATGGGTATCTAAATGCACTCTGCTTGGACTAAAGGTCTAAGAGGCGAAGCCAAGGAACAACGCATTAAAGAAGTGTTGAACTACAGAAATGCCTTTGATGACCTAGAAGAAATCATCGAACAGGTTCTTATAAGAAAAGATGCTGTTCGTGATTACGGCCCAGGATGGGCTGAGAAACAAATCGCCGTTAATGAGTACAATGCTGCTCTGGACGATATGTTAAAATTACTAGACCTCAACCGTAAGGATCACAAACAATAATGTCAATCTTTGATGAAGCACAGTCTGCAGGCTCCCAACCACAGGAAACACAGACTACCGAGAATACGCAACAAGAAACCCAACCACAGGAATCTTACTTGCAGAAGCTCGTAGAGACACGTGGCGAGAATTGGAAAGACCCAGAAGTTCTAGCTAAGGGAAAGGTGGAAGCAGATGCTTACATCAAGAACCTTGAGGATCAACTTGCTCAGATGCGAGATGATCTAGGCAAACAGGACTATGCGGCCAAGCTCTTGCAACAACTAGAGGGAAAGGCTTCGGCACCCACCAACGACAAACCTCTAGGGTCCAACAACAATAACACAGGTGGCACGAATACTGAAGACAACACCAGTCTAGCAGTGAGTGAAGATAGTTTAAAAAGCCTAGTAGAGAAGACCCTAACAGAACGAGAACAGCAAACAACTGCTAGTCAGAACATTGCTGCAGTCGATAAGGCACTACAAGAAAGCTATGGCACTGAAGCCGCTTCTGTAGTCCAGAAGAAATCAGAGGAACTAGGGATTGGGTTGGAGCGTATGCAACAGCTTGCTTCTGAATCTCCTTCTGCCTTCTTTGCTTTAATCGGTGAACAACAGAAATCCTTTAAGCCTATGACTCAAGGTTCTGTTCGTACTGAAGGTCTTTCAAACCAATCCTCTTCGGATCGTGACTGGTCCTATTACCAGAAGCTCCGTAGAGAAAACCGTAACGAATATTATTCACCTAAAGTCCAACAACAACTTATTGAAGATAAGATGCGACTAGGTGATAAGTTCGGCAACTAACTTTACTTCTAACTTTTATATAGAAAAGGACTAGCACAATGGCTGGTATGATTTCCTCAAACACAGACATGCAGCGTCTGATTCGTTCAGAGGTTTACTCCTCAGAGCTTAAAGAGATTCTGCGTGATGAAATGCAAGCACAGCGTTATGTACGTATGCTTGATGGTTTCCCAGACGGTGATACATTCACCATCCCAACAATCGGTGAGACAACTGTAGCCGATTACTCTGAAGATACTCAGGTATCGTATGTCCCAATGGACACTGCAGAGTTCCAGTTCACTGTAGATAAGTACCTGCAGTCTGCTTCTTACATGACTAAGAAAGCAGCACAGGACTCGTTCTACAGCGCACAGCTTGAAGCACGGTTTGTTCCTGAGCAAGAGCGTGCCATCATGGAGCACTTCGAGTCAACAACATTCGCTTCTCCTGAAGTCGGTGTTACAGCTAACTCTGCTGAGACTACAGATGGTGTTGCACACCGTATCGCTGGTGGTAACGCTGGTCGTCTCCAACTGGAAGACTTCGCATTCGCTCGCTATGCACTCAAGAAGTCTAATGTTCCAGATCGTGGCATGGTTGCTATCGTTGACCCATCCGTTGAGTACCAACTGAACACACTGACCAACTTGGTTAACGTGTCGAACAACCCAATGTGGGAAGGTATTGTTCGTGATGGTATCGCAACTGGTATGCGCTTTGTTGCTAACGTATACGGCTTTGACGTATATACATCTAACTACCTGAAGAACACTGTCGCAGACTCTGCTCTTCTCGAAGCAGATGGCACAACAGCACAAGACTTCTCTACAGACAACGGTGTTGCTAACTTGTTCTTCTCTTCTGATGCAGGTGCTAACCCATTCGTGGGTGCATGGCGTCAAATGCCAGAAGTTGACTACGAGTACAACAAAGACTTCCAGCGTCACGAGTATGTAACTACTGCTCGTTACGGTGTTAAGAAGTACCGTCCAGAAGGTATCGTTACAGTCGTATCGAACCCTGCTGTATAAGACTACAAGGGTGATCCTTCGGGGTCACCCTACCCTTGCTCTAGGAGATTATTTAAATGGCTAACGTCAATCATTCAGCACTTTCAGACCCATACCTCCACGAGCCTAAAGGTGCCTCCACAGCCACTGCAGGTGATGTGTACGTGTCAGACGGTGCAGGCTCAGGAACATGGCAAGACCATAGACGTTCTGTAGTAAACCTGCACATCCACGACATCTCTACTCCTGAAAACATGTACGTACCTGTTCCCTTTGGTGGCACAGTTAGCAGAGTTTCTTCTGTAATCGCAGGTGCTATTACTGGTGCAGACGTTGTGCTTACAGTAAAGAACTCTTCTGCAGCAACTATGGGTACTATCACGATTACTCAAGCAGGATCAGCTGCAGGTGACGTAGACTTTACTAATCCTTCTACTAACAACACGATTACCGACAACGACTACATCCTAGTAGAGGGTGATGGTGGTGCTAGTTCTCATGTTGATTGTGTTGTATCAATCGTAGTGGAGCACACGTAATGAAAAGAACACTCCTACAGATAGTCCAGAACATCCTGTCCGACATGGACTCTGAGGATGTGAACAGCATTAGTGATTCCATCGAAGCTGAACAGATCGCTAGTGTGGTTCGTGATGTATACTTTAACATGGTATCTACACGAATGATACCTGAGCACCAAGAGCTTCTCACATTAACTAGCCTCTCTTCTACTGCTCGTCCTACACACTTTGTTATACCAGACGATGTAAAGAAGATTGAGATTATCCAGTACAACATCTCAACGACAGGTGGTACAGACTTCCGTACCCTTAAGTACCTAGAACCTATTGAGTTCCTGAACCTTAACGCTGAAGGTGACTCAACACTTTCTGTTAACTCAGTAAGCGGTAACGTATCTGTCCTTATCCGTACTGACAAGATGCCTACATTCTACACACTGTTCGATGATGAGCACGTAGTGATGGACGCATACGATAGTTCTGTAGTACAGACACTCACTCAGTCTAACACAAGATGCTACGGACACAAGATTCCTAACTTCACAATCAGTGATGACTTCACCCCTGACATTGATGAGGTGTTGTTTCCGTACCTTATTGCTGAAGCTAAGTCCACATGCTTCTCCTTGTTTAAGAGTGGTGTAGACCAGAAGATCGAACAAGCTGCACGTAGGCAGAAGGCTTATGTACAGAATGATATGTATCGAATTAAACAAGCAAACAAAAGGCCGACATATGGTAGACGTTGAATTTAGCGTTAACAATGACAAACAGATCTTAACCGCAAGATGTCCTGAAAAGTCTAGCACTGCTATTCACGTCAAGAAATCCCCAGGCGGTTATAAGTTCTTTGAGGTTCATGTTGAAAAGGGCAAGGTGCCTAAAGAACTGAGCGGCAAGTACACTTCTCTGCTAAGGGCTAAGGATGCTATCCACAGATACTTTAATAAACTGACGCCTACTAAAGCTGTGAAACGAGAGGCTTTCGGTAAGGACTTTGAGGAGCGTAAGAAACGAAATGCCACAGAATCTAACACAAAGGGTAGTTAACACCTTTATCAAAGGATTAGTTACTGAGGCAGGTGAGCTTACGTTCCCGCCCGATGCTTCCGTAGACGAACTAAACTGTGACCTTAGACGTGACGGTTCTCGTCGTAGACGTAAGGGTATCGCTAAAGAAACTAACTCAGTACTGTCTGACTTCACTGTACCAGACACAGGTATAACATCTGTAGGAACATGGTACAACGTAGGTGGTCAGTCAGGTCTTGAGTTCCTTGTGTTTCAGAACGGTGCAACACTGTACTTCTACAACAAAGCTGAAGCTCCATTCTCTGCTAACATTGAATCACACACTGTTAACCTAGCAACATACGAGACAGCTGGTGGTGTAGGTGCTTCAGAAGCTAAGTGTACCTTCACATCTCTTAAGGGTTCTTTGATTGTAGTATCGCCTGCCATTGACCCTATCTACATTGAGAGAGACAACGTAGCAGAGACAGTCTCCGTTACTAAGATTGATTTCCGTACTCGTGACTTCGACTGGCAGGGTGACACCTCTACCTACTACGAGGACGAATCTAGCCCCTCTGATGAGCGTAAGTACGATGCACAGAACGCAGGGTGGAACACTGGTAACGGTGCTCCTACGGACCTCACAAAGCGTCTGACACACCCTTGGTATGCAGGTAAAGATGCTACAGGTGTCTACGATGCTGCTGAGTGGGATAAGATCTACACTGGTACAACCCTCACAGGTAACGGTCACTACATCTTAGACTTCTTCAATAAAGATAGATCAACGGTATCTGGTGTATCTGGTCTTACCTCAGAAACAGAAACAAGTCGTTTCACTACTGTAGCTAACTTCGCTGGTCGTGCTTTCTATGCAGGCTTGAATAGTGCTACAAACACAGACATCGTTCTATTCAGTCAGTTGATTGATAGCTTTAGTCAACTAGGTGAGTGCCTCCAACAGAATGACCCTACCTCTGAGCAGATCAGTGATGTTTTAGCAACAGATGGTGGAACTATCAGGATTGCTGGTGCTGTAGGTATCAAGGTTCTGTATGTCATTGATGCTTCTCTTTATGTCTTTGCTGATAACGGTGTATGGCGTATCGAAGGTATTGATGGGGTGTTCAGCCCTACAGGTTTCGCAGTCAAGAAGGTTACTGATGTAGGTATCGTAGATGCTAGTAGCTTCCTTGTTGCAGATGGTTCTCCTATCTGGTGGAGCCGACACGGTATCCACACTCTTGACTTCGACTCAACAAGTGGTCGTCCTGTAGAGAGTAACTTGACTATTGCTACTATTCAGTCTTACTGGGATCAGATCCCTAACGAGTCCAAGACTAAGTTAAAGACTGCATTCGATCCTGTCAACAAACGTGCTTACTGGGCATGGCCTGACCAAGGTGAGGAAGTAGAGTCTAAGATTAACAATGTTCTTGTTCTTGATGCTGCACTTAGAGCCTTCTACCCTTGGCGTATTGAGGACTCAGGGACAGACACAGACTGTGTTATTGACTTCGAGTTCTACTCAGGTTTCGGAGCTAGCTTGGCTGCTCTTGATGTAGTAACAACCAATGGTGATGATGTAGTAACCACTGCAGGTGACGATGTTATCTCGCAACAGACTACTAACGTAGCTACAGGTTCTCCTGCTATCATTGCTATCATTAGGGATGGTGCTACAAACAAGATCACTATGGGTTCCTTCACTGGTGATGACTTCCTAGACTGGGGTACTACTAACTACGTATCCTATGCAGAAGCTGGTTATGACTTCATGGGAGATCTGCTCCTCAAGAAGACTGCACCATACATCACTACTTACATGCGACTCACAGAGACTGCTTGGCAAGGTGATGAGAACACTGGTTACCAACCTGACAACCCTTCATCTATGTTTGTTACAGCTTACTGGGACTTCAAGAGTAACTCCTCTAGCAGCCCTCAGCAAGCCTATCGCTTCAAGCGTATGCCTGTAGTAAACTCTAGCAACCTCCTCGACTTCGATCACCCTGAATCAGTTATTGTTACACGTATGAAGCTACGTGGTAAGGGTAGATCCATGAGGATTAAGTTCGAGAGTGAACAAGGTAAAGACTTTATTCTACTAGGATACTCTGTCCTAGGTGGGGTAAATGGAACATTCTAACTAGGAGACTTCATGTCTTACACAATCCGTGACGCTAACCACAGCGACATCTTAGATATTACTATTGCTGCAAAGATGTTCTCGAAGGAAACTAACCACCCTGCCTTGAACACTATCAACCCTAATAAAGTAGCTAACAGCCTTCAGCAACTGATTGACAGTGAACTAGGGTTAGTTAAGGTTGCTTGCTTCAACAATGAAATAGTAGGGGCTATCGCTGGAGTAGTTACAGAACTACCTATCAACGATCTAGTTATATCTCAAGAGTTGATGTTGTGGTTAGACCCCTCTCACAGGAACGGTAAGACAGCCCCTAAGTTAATTGATGCTTATGTAGCTTGGTCAACTAAGATGGGTTGTGACTTCGCAAGGTTATCTGCTCTTGATGCAGTCCTAGAGGGTCGTGCTGGTGTCCTATTTAAACGCAAAGGTTTCGTAGAGATTGAGACCGCATACATAAAGGAATTGTAACATGGCTGTATTTACTCTTGTAGGGGCTGCAGTAGGTGCGGCTATCGGGGGTGCTGTCGTAGGTGGTACTGCTGCTGTTCTAACAGGTGCTGCTATTGGTGCTTCGGTAGGCCTTGCAGCTGGTTCTGTTGTTAAAGCTAAGAAAGCTACAGCACAGGCGCAGGCGCAGACTAATGTTATAACTGAGCTACAGGAAGAAATATCTGAAGTTGAGCAACAGATTGTCCAGACACAAGGGCAACAGATTGCAGTACAGAAACAGATCCAAGCAGACCAACAGGCCCAAGAGAGGTTAGCTGTACGTAGACAGAGACGACAAGCCATCCGTGAAGCACAGATCACTAGAGCACGTCAACGTAACGTAGCACAAGCTATGGGTGCCGCTGGTTCTTCTGCTGTATCAGGTGGTGAAGCCTCTATCGGTTCTGAGTTGTCTGCTGCTCTTGGGTACTCTACTCAACAGTCAGGTCTCTCGGAGAATATCTTCCAAGGACAACAACAGACAATGGACCTGCAATCACAGATCAACACCCTATACGGTGAGGCAGGTGTCCTACAGTCTCAAGCTAACATTGCTTCTGCTCGTGCAGGTATGTACTCTTCTAGGGCTGCTAACTACATGGGTATCGCCCAGACTAGCCTTAACCTAGGTATGCGCTTCGGTGGCTTTTAATCTAAAGGGATTTTACAAATGGAACTAGAACGTCCCATCGACTTCGTTGAAGAAAACAACACACCTATTGATGAGGAGTTCGGTGCTTCTGTAACCCTAGAAGATGACACTGAAGAAAGCACACAAGAAGCATTCATGGCTGTAGGTCAGGACGTAACTCCTGGACAGGCTAAAGAGATGCTCTTCGAGAGTGCTAATCCTATTGAGGCTCTTATCCGTGATAAGTTCTATACGGAAGAGATGCAAGCTGATGAACTACAACAGGCTTTTGATAGAGCCTCATTTAAATCAGAAGACTTCTTAGATAACCCTGACTTCTTCTACGAGCAAGCTAAGGCTCTCTCAGATGACAGTGTAAGTCCTATTGACATTCGTGCAGCTGTTAACACACGCATTGAACAACGCATCCTAGAGGGTATCACTGCTAACGAAGAGACAGGTTTCATTGACCGTGTGTTGGACTTCGGTTCGTACATCGCTAGAGAAGCCACCATAGGTATCCCTGAGGCTCTTACTGAGCGTACTGAGCGTCTGGGTACAGAGATCTTGTTTAACCGCCTGAACATGGCTCCTAGTGAGTATAAGGCATGGTTCGAACAGACTGCTACAGAGATCATGCAGGAAGGTCTTAGAGACAATGATGCTAACAAGATCGACTGGTTCAAGGGTGTTGTAGCTAACAATGGCTTTGACAGTGAGACTAACCTGAATAAGGCCTTCGCTCTTCTGGACCTTACGGGTCTCGGTGAGCTAGCAGGTCTTGGCTTCAAGGTTGCTAGAGGTGCTGCTAAACCAGCTACCCGTGTTGCACGTATCGTGGAGGCTGAGGGTGCTGAGGTTGCAGGTCAGATCGGTGAAGGCATCCTTGTACGTAACGTAGACCCTGAGGTTGCTACTGATCTTGGTCCTCGTGTAGTCAATCCACATGCTCCTGCTACAGCAACTGCTGAGGGGTGGTACTCAAGAGCCTTACGTAAGAATAAGCTTGCTGATGAAATCCGTGGTATCTACGAGAGCGGTGCTATGGGCCGTATTGTAGACACGGATACTATTCGTGCATCTGTTACTAAGATCACAGACAGGTTTGCTGAACGAGTAGGTAACGCAGTCTATAAGTCAGACCTCGAAGGTACAGGCTTCGGTAACTATACAGTTAACATCCAGATCGGTAAACCTTCTGATGGCACACCCTACAAACCTACTGTAGATGGTGAAGCCCCAGTTGGTGCTCAGAAACTAGCAGATGAAACTGGTGGTGAAGTAGTTGAAGTTCGTAACACAGCTGGTGACCTACAAGGATACACTGTACAGTACCGTGAGAACCTAGACCTTACTCAAGAGATTGAAGCTATCGACCCTACGGAGCTTGTCCGTATGGAGCGTAAACTTGTACGTAACACCCTAGGTAAGGTTTTCGGTAACCAGCTTATGGGTTCTACTGCACTACGTGGTGTTGATCGCCTAACAACCCTAGCCCAGATGGGTGAGTCTGCTCAGTCTGCTGTTAAGGGTGTCTTTGAGCGTGAAGCTAAGAAGATTAACAAACTTAACCCTGACGACAGAGCTATCCTGTCATCTATTGTAGGTAAACTACGTGATGACCCTGTAGAGGCAGCTAGAAGAGGCTGGTACACAGAGGAAGAGTTCGCTCAGAAGTACACACAACTAGCAGGTAAGTCACCTGACCAGTCTGTGATTGATGCCTATGATGCTGAGATCGCTATCTCTAACACAGCTGCTGTAGTACGTTCCAACAACATCATGCGCACCTATGTCCAGAAAGGATATAGAGCTATTGTTATGGAAGGTGGTATCAGAGTTCCAGCCAAGGTTACTAACAAGGCTAGCATCCCTGCAGAGGAGCTTATCCTTGACTTGAATGACAATGTACGCCTCTTGAAGGGTGAGCTAGACGAGGGTGTAGATGTCTGGAAGCTAGACCGTGACGATCAAGGTGTTCGTTATGTCTCACGTCCTAAGAGTATTGATGCACTCGAACCCCAAGACGTAATGGGCTTCAATGCTGGTGGTCCTCGTACTAACCCTAACGCTAACTACTTTGTAGTACTTGGTCGTGAAGGTAGGTCACCTAAGTCTTTGTTGACATCGTTCACTGAGGTTGATGCTAGAACTGCAGTACAGGAACTCGCTAACCTTCAGAGAGCCTTCAAGGAAGGTGTGACTAACATTGATGAGGTTATCCAAGCTAACAACAGCTGGAACCCTGCAATCACTAACCTTGAGGAACTCCGTAAGTTCTCTACAGAAAACAACTGGGACTTAGAGGAAGGTGTTCTCGCTTACAAAGAGCGTAACTCCTATGTACAGGACGTAGATGCTGATGATGCAACCTACAAGATGTCCTTCGCAGACTACGTAGAGAAAGAAATGTCACGTCAGGATACTGTTCTCCCTGAGTTCGGTGGCAAGAAGTCCTACAACCTAGACCCAATGGACACTATCACACAGCAATTCGGTACAGCTGTACAAGAGTTGTCACAACATGCCTACACCCACAACGCTATTGTTGGTTGGGTTAAGAAGGCACAGCAAGCTGGTGTTGATTGGTTCCCTGCAGGTGTGTCACCTAACGATTATCGTAGCTTGTTTATGCAGGCTGACATCAAAGGTAACACTGCATTTGATAGACGTATGAGAGAAGTACGTAACATTGAGATGCGCCGTATGGGTGTTAAAGGTGAAGCTGCACAGGTCATGGATGATCTAGGTAGACAGCTATCTGAGTACGTATTCCAGAAGACAGGTGTAGCAACTAGGATGGGTGACCCTACGAACACCCTCTTGAATATTGGTTTCCAGTCTGCCTTTGGTTTCTTTAACGTATCTCAGACTATTGTTCAGGCCTCTCACGCTGCGACTATCATGGCTATCTCTCCTAAGCATGGTTTCAGAGGCTCAAGTATGGCCTTGACTATGCGTAGCTTGTTCCACACTACTCCTGATGCAGCCCAAGAGGGCATCAAACGTGCAGCTAAGTACTACGGAATGGAGCCAGAAGAAGTCACTGAGATCATGGAGTACATTCGTACCTCAGGTCGTGATGTGATTGATGCAGAGGCTATCGAACAAGGCACGGGTGTAGCTTGGGGTATCTCAGGCTTCGGTGGTGAAAGCTACAAACCCTCTGTCTTGCGTAAGGCTTGGCTACAAACTAAGAAGGCTACGAACAAAGGTCTTGAATTAGGTCTTATCCCATTTAACGCAGGTGAGCGTATGGGTCGTATGTCTGGTACTTACACAGCTATCCTTGAGTTTAAGGCTAAGAACCCAGGAGTATCCATCCTGAGTGACCGTGCTCGCATGTGGATCAGTAGACGTGACCAAGACTTGACCTTCAACATGACTGCAGTAGGCAGACCTCAGATCCAGAGTGGGATGATGAGAGTACCTACACAGTGGTTGTCGCACACATTCCGTGCAATGGAGTCAGTCTTTGTAGGACGTAACTTCAGTAAGGCAGAACGTGCTCGTATGTTTGCAGTTCTCATGCCCTTCTACGGTACAGCTGGTTTCGGTATGACACATGCTGCAGACTCACTAGCTGATTACTTCGGTATTGAGCCAGATAGCACATCTTTCACATTCCTTAAGTGGGGTATGATTGATGGTATCACTGATCTCCTACTTGACGACACTGAAGGCAAGGTAGGTACAGGTCTTGCTGGTCGTCTTGCTCCTGCTGGTGCTATTGTAGAGACTTACCGTAAGATTAAAGAGGGTCAGTTCCTTGAGGTTGTTGGTGGTCCATCGGGTAGTATTGCTGGCGGTATAGGAGATGCCTTCTTGGAGGCCTACGCTTCCCTGAGAGACAACAGAGGGACCATGTTGACTGAGGATGTTATTAAGATTCTACGTCAACCCTCAGGTGTAGACAGTATTGCTAAGGCATACGGCATCTTTAACAACGGTATCTACAGAAGTAAGAATGGTATCACGATACCTGGTGAGATGGGTCCAACAGAGGGCGTCTTGCAGCTTCTAGGTATTGGTAGTTTGAAGCAAGCTGAGTGGTATGATGCTAAGAACCAGATGTTCACTAGCAAGAAGAAGCTAACAAGTTTCAGAAAGAATGTGAACACTAAAGCAGAGTACGCCTTCGACCTACTACAAGGTGATACAGCTGATAAGGAGAAGGCATTCAAGCTGTTCAATGAACTAAAGGTTCTCATAGACATGAGTGGCTTTTCTCCTGAGATTCAACAGTCTATGAAAAGAAGTATTAACCGTAGACTTGATGATCAGTTCTTTACTACATACGAGCAACTATTGCGCCAAGACCAAGATGCGGAAGCAGAGCGTCTAAGAGCAACACTAGGAAGGTAATCTAATGGCTCAAGATATATTCGCACCCAAGAGTTCTTTTAATATCGGGTATGAGCGTCCTGTCGCTCGTCCCGTAGAGGACACTAGGGGTGAAACACAAGCCAAGTTCCAAGAAATGTCTAACGAGATGGAAGCGGCTCAGATCAGATCACAGACTCAGGTAGACAAAGCTAAGTCTGGTATTGCTAGGACCATCTTCGGAGGTGTAGCTGATCTAGCAGGAGGCTATGCAAAGAAGCAGGCTATGTCGCAGTCTTCTGGTGTAGCTAAGTCTTGGCTTGACGGTATGCAAACTGCTCAAGATCTACGTGATCAAGGTAAGTTGAATGAAGCTACCCTCTTTGAGCGTAAGGTAACTAAAGAAGCCGTATCTAGTGGCCTTGACTTAGACAAGTATAAGACAGAGTACGAGGCTGTAACTGGACGTCCTATGGAATACGTAGGACAGACACGGGAACAACAAGCCTTCGAGATGATGAAGAGTGACCAGTCTTTTCAGATGGCATACTTCGCTGCTCAAGGTCGTCTAGGCCAAGGTGCTACAGAAGAGCAGCTGATGACGGAGGCTCTTACATCTGTCCGTAAACAGGCTATTGCTTCTGATACACTAGCTCTTGTAGGCGCAGGTAACCAACTAGATTGGGAAACTCAAGTAAAAGGTGCTTACAGCACAGTCCTTGATCAGTTCGATAACTCTATTGTTGCTGGTCTAGTTAAGAGAACTCAAGATGGTCAACCTATCACACCAGGTGAGATTGATACAGTTCTGATGCAACACAACTTGATGTCTCAGAAACTCATTAAACCTGCATACGTCAGTGATGAGCAGTGGAATGAAGTTAAGCAACGTCTTACACTACAGAAAGAGTTCTTGACATCTATTAAGAACTCACGTGACCCTGATAACATGTTGACTGACATGGTTTCTCAGATGATGCAGAGTGCAGAGACACCTCTTGACGCTATGGCTGTAGCAGCTGCTTCTGATCCATCGAACCTTGTGGCTACCTTGGGTATCAATATCCCAGAAGTAATGAACACTGTAGCTGGTTCAGCCTTCACAGACAACAACTGGAAGAAAAGAGGGCAGATCGTATCTGATCTTCAGGCAGCTGATGTGACTACACCAGTTAACGGTAACAGCACCTTCACAACAGAGACTACGCCAGCATTCCTTCAGCCTTATTTAAACCTTGACAAAGGTGTAATGAAGAAGAACGTAGACGCAGGTGTCGCTATGTTGTCTAGCGTTAAGCCAATGGAGTTGCAGAACGAGGATACTCGTAAACAGTTTTATAATGGTGTTATGTCTGTGACTGCAGGTATGCTTTCAGATAAGCAGTTCTACTCATCCTCTGTAGTGTCCAAGGTATTCAACAACCCTAACCTTAAACAGTCTCTTGACATGGTAGCTTCTGTTGACCGTGAGTCTGCAGATGAGATGCGTATTGCTATCCGTAGTGCTGCTGGCCTACAGATGAAGGCAGTAGAGGGTAACCTGTCTACAATCGAAACTACTATGGAGTTCGGTGGCTACACTGCAGACTTACAGTGGGATGAGGCAGATAATCGTTACTATATAACAAATGATCAGGCTATCCGTCACGGTGTGCAGATACTTGGTTCAGGCGGTGTATCCGATAAAGGTCTGTACATTGATCCTAAACTACCTGTAGCTCCTCGTGGTCTTGAGGATGCCTATGATCGTCGTAAGTCTATGGTTGTACTTGAACGTGCAATGAATGACTTAGCCATCGAAGGTGCTGACGACGACATGGGTATGCAACTCCCTGAAGGTGACACTGTTGGTATCCTTGACTTCATCTCTTCTGGTGAGGGTGGTTACGGTGCAAGTAACAGAGGAACTAAAGGAAGTACGATTGTAGGTTCTGAGTTAGGTATGACTACACGAGGTGGTAAGAACCTGACTGAGATGACCCTTGGTGAGATCATGCGCTTCCAAGCAATCAAAGACCCAGATAACCCAGACAGACTATTCGCTGTAGGTGCTTATCAGTTTATCCCTAGTACTCTTAAGTCTGCTATGGAAAGTGCTGGTCTTTCTAAGGATACTGTGTTCACACCTGATGTTCAAGACCGTTTAGGCATAGAACTGTTGATCGGCTCTAAGCGCCCTAAGCTAGCAGCTTACATCAAAGGTGAGTCTAACGACATTGAAGCAGCTATGACTGACTTCGCTAAGGAATGGGCATCAGCCCCTGATCCTAAGACAGGTAAGAGTCGATATGGAAGTGGCAACAAAGCCAAGCATAGTGTAGCTGAGACGAGACAGGCTTTACAGAGAGCACGTCAAGCCTACTCAGAAGGTATCCTTACTACTGAGCTACCTCCTGCAGGCGGTATGTCTACAAACGAACTCATCGACACAGCTGAGGGAGCTATCAATGACTCGTCTGCTCCTACTGAAAGCCTTAGACCACAGATTCGCCCTGAACAGGAAGCTGCATCTGAAGGGACACCACGCCCTAGAGCAAGACCTCTTACACTAGAGTTTTTCAAAGAGTCTAACAAGGACATCCTTGAGGGTCTTTCAGATGAACAGATTGCTCTCCTGTTTGAGCGTAACTTTAGAACCGAATAAGAAAGGGACAACCTGTGGCATACGCATTAGGAAAGAAGAGTAAACAGAGACTGGAAGGGGTACACCCTGACCTAGTGGCTGTAGTAGAGTTAGCAATCAGTAGGACTGAGTACGACTTCACAGTGCTTGAGGGTCTACGTAGCGTAGAGAGACAACGTGAGCTAGTGGACACTGGTAAATCTAAGACCATGAACTCACGTCACCTCAATGGACACGCTGTAGACATTGCACCTTGGCCTATCTCTTGGGACTGGGATGACTACTACCCCATTGCAGATGTAATCAAGGATGCAGCTAGGGAGCTTGACGTAGACATTGAGTGGGGCGGTGACTGGAAGAACTTTCCTGATGCACCTCACTGGCAACTTAGCTGGAGAAACTACCCATGAAGGAAGAATGGCACCTATCTAAAAGCGTACCGCTAACCTTTGTCTTCGCTATTGCTATGCAGACTGTGGCTTTAATCTGGTTTGTAGCCTCTCTTAACGGTGCAGTAGAAAGTAACCGTGTTGACATCATCCGTCTGGAGGCTAAAACCACTACCCTTGAGGACATCGTTCAACAACAGGCTATCTCTACGGCACGTATGGACGAGAACATCAAGGCAATCCGTAGTGCTGTAGAGAGTATGGCTAAAGCAAGATAGGCAAGACCCAAGGAAAGTGGTAATGAAGATAACACCTGAATGGCTAGACAAGTGGAGGATATGGCCTAGGCTTATTATATCCCTGTATGGATATGCCTTCTACAAGACAACAACATGGTTTATGGACCTACCAGATCCAACTAATGCGCAGGCAGGCTTTGTGTCTGTCATCGTAGGTGCAGGTGCAGGGTTCTTCGGGATATACGTCAATGGTAAGAACACGCACACTATCAACACTACTAGCAACAGCACTTCTAATCACAACCTTAAGTAGTTGTGGTGGTCCTCTCAGTCTCTTGACGGGAGGTGGGCCTAACGTAGCAGCTAATGTGCAAGCTGGTAAAGAGAACAACCAAGGTGTTAACACTAGCGTAGACTACAGTGTACGTCCTGTGCTTAGGCCTGAGGGTCCAGTAGAGACAATCGTACAAGACAACAGTACAACAAAGGTCACTGAGATGGACCCTTTACTTCTGTTGCTTCTTGTGCTAGGTTGGTTAGCGCCAAGCCCTAGTGAGATAGGTAGGGGTGTACTTAAGCTATTCGGTAGGAGGAATTAATGGCAAAGAAGAAAGACCCAAGACTTGAACGAGCAGGTGTGTCTGGTTTCAACAAACCAAAGGCAACACCAGGCCATAAGAGCAAGTCTCATGTTGTTGTAGCTAAGGAGGGTGACAAGATCAAGACAATCAGGTTCGGCCAGAAGGGTGTCAAAGGAAGCCCTGATGGATCTAAACGCAACAAAGCATTCAAGGCTCGTCACGCTAAGAACATCGCTAAAGGTAAGATGTCTGCAGCATACTGGGCAAACAAGGTGAAGTGGTAATGGCTAAAGGATTGTACGCAAACATCCATGCTAAACGGAAACGTATTGCTTCTGGCTCAGGCGAGAAGATGCGTAAGGTAGGCTCCAAGGGAGCACCTACAGCTAAGAACTTTAAAGACGCAGCTAAGACTGCAAAGAAGAAAAGGAAGAAGTAATGCCATACAAGAACGGTAAGAAGATGCCATACGGCAAAGGGGCTATGACAAAGAAACCAGCCACTGCTAAGAAACCTATGGCTAAGAAGAAGCCTAAGAAGTAGACAATAAAAAACCCCGCTAAGGATTAAGTTCCTTGGCGGGGTTTCTTTTTGCTTAAGCAGTCTACTCAGACTCTAGGTAGGTCGTCAACTCGTTCAAGTACCACTGTGCTTTACTCAAGTCCCCAATGCCATTCTTGTATCGCCATCGGTGTAAGTACTTAGCGATGTTACCTCTGAGGTATCCGATATACTCATCCTCAGACAGGAAGTCCCTGATGTATTCGATACACTCAATGGCACCTTGTCCGTAGTGGGCGGGGTTGTTGACTGGATCACCACCCTCGTAGGGGTAACTAATATCGAACTCACACTCACCGCACACACCATCATCGTCTAGCAGGTGGTCACAAACTTCACAGTAAACGTACATCAGCGTTTCTCCTTTAGATATTTAATACGAATAGTCTGGTACAAGGTAAGCAAGGGCCATGCTATACAGAAGAGATACACGTTAATCTCTTCGTAAGTAATGTTTAGTTTAGCAGCTACCCAGTACAGGAGTATCACACACCAGTCAAAGGTTATGTCTATCCACAGTATCCCGCTCTCCGCCATCACAGCCTCTCCTTCATAAATACCTTGACCCACTGTGCACATATGTCACTTCGTACAATGTCTTCTACACCGAACTCAATGACTGGTACAGGGAGCATGTGTTTCTTTGCTAGGTGAATAACCTTCGACAGACCATCTGCTTCTTTCAGGTCTGACTGTTGTACGTCACCATTAAGAACGATAGTAGTACCTTCACCTACCCTTGTCAAGAGCATCTTCAACTCATGTGTTGTGATGTTCTGTGTCTCGTCTACGATAATGAAGGCATTGTCAAAGCTACGACCACGCATGAGAGCTAGAGGTGCCATCTCAATGTTACCGTTCTTGATCCCTGTCTCTACAGCACCCTTACCTAGGTGTTTAATGAGAACATCTAAGACAGGTAACGCCCAAGGGTAAGTCTTCTCCTCAAGGGAACCAGGCAGGTAGCCAATGTCCTTGCCTACAGACACGTGTGGGCGGGTGATAACAATCTTGTCGATCTCTTTAGTCGTGTAGAGGTCAGAGGCGTAGGTGGCAGTTACGTAGGTCTTACCTGTACCAGCAGGCCCAAGGACGAACACTTGCTGAGATTCTTTCAGTGCATCAATAAACTCTTTCTGCCTATCGGTACGAGGTACAAGCCCAGAAGTCTTCTTAGCAGACGCATTCTTGTAGTTAGTCTTGCGTCTAGTCTTGGTTGGCTTCTTAGGGAAATCATCGTCCACGAGTTAGGTTCTCCTTGAGTTCTGTGTACCCACCAATCAGGTCACCCTCTGGCGAGAACACTTGTGGTACGGTGGTGAGACTAGCCTTCTTCATAAGACTTAGCAACCACACATTCTTGTAGTCCTGTACGTTGTAGGTAACGTACCTCTCCTCTGCTCCGTCCAGCAATGCCTTAGCACTGTCACAGAAGTTGCATTGATTACGTGTAAGTATAACGTACATCTTTCGCTCCAAGGTGTTAGGTTGGCCCACCCTGCAGGACTCGAACCTGCAACCCTCTGCTTAGAAGGCAGATGCTCTATCCAGTTGAGCTAAGGGTGGGTAAGCAAGGCCCGAAGGCCTCACTGTTAGGTTAGGTCTACGATCTCACAACTATCACCAGAACAAGCTAGTGTCTGACTACCCGCTGTGTTGTCCTCTTGCTCATAGTCTGATAGCTTAGACCAGTCAATAGCAGAAGGCATCAAAGACAGCAACTCTTTGTAGTCTGACTTACCTACCTCTTGGTACGGTGCTTGTTGGTATGTGTGTTCGTTGTAAGGCAGGAAGGACACACCAGACATCTCATCGAAGTGCTTGTAGACGAAGGCACCTACCTCGAACCACTCATCACCTTTGACGTTGATTGTCACAGATGGTTTGTGTTCACACCATGCACGTTGATACGCTAGCCACATCTCTAGTTGCTCAATGGCCGACAGATCAGATGTAGTAACTGCACCCTCAGGGGCTTTCATAGGGAAGCTGAACACCGTAGTCTGGTCAGGCTTCATTACGTCAGGCTCGTTAGGGATACCCTGATCAATCATGAACTGTGTCAAGGGGTCTTTGTTGTCGCCACGCACAGTGCGAATGTAATACTCTGAGTGACGAGCATGAATACCACTAGCAGAGTCAACAAGTTGGGAGACAGTGCCAGAAGGCTTGACGCAAGTGATAGCAGCAGACACAGGGATACCAAGGCGTTCAGCCCACTTAGCATTCGTAGCAACGGCAATAGCTTTAAGACGTTCAAGGGTCTTCTCCAATCCTTGGTTCTTTGTTGTAGTCAGTGGGTTGTCCATGATGCCTGTTAGAGACACGCCGAGCAACCGCTCTTCTTCGGTGTTGCGCTGCCACACCTTTCGCAGGTACGGGAACTTAGTGAAGGACGACTGGATCGTACCCAGAATGGTTGCCAACTCGACCTTTCGTTCAAGAGATTCCACAGTGTCAGTAGCACGTACAACAACCTCCGTTAGGTTACAGAACTGGTATGGGCGTAGGATGATCTCACTGCACGGGTTGGTCCCGAAGTCTTGATCAGCGTCACGGCGTCCATTCTTAGCTGACTGTTTCTTAG